ATGTACTTAAACTTGTCACACTACTTGTTTGTTGACTATTAATGGTACTTAAACTATTCAGTGAAACGTCAGTAATAGAGAATCTTGTTGATGTAGATGTACTTAAACTTGTCACACTAGTTGTTAGGGATGTTAAACTATTTGTTGTGGATGTACTTAAACTCTGTATACCACTAAATAAAGAAACCACTTGTGAACTTCTCGTATCTATTTCACTTAATGTAGTACTTAATACAGAAGATATTCCAGATGATGTAGATGTACTTAAACTAATAATTGATGTATTTAATGAAACATCAGTAATAGAAAGTGAATCAATTTGAGACGTTTGTAAATCATTAATGCTAGTTAAACTAGTTATGCTACTCGATAATGTTGTTGAAAGTGATGTTGTAGATGTAGTTAAACTTGTCACACTACTCGTTAGACTTGTTAAACTATTTGCTGTTGATGTTGAAAGTGAATTTATTCCAGATGTTGCTGATGTACTTAAACTTGTCACACTACTTGTTAGACTTGTTAAACCAGTTGATGTTGATGTTGAAAGTGTTGATATAGATCCTGATAGAGCAATTAAACTTAATGAGTCTTGTGCTTGACCACTACTAATTAAAATAGATATACTAGATATCATACTAGCGTCCATTCCTGTTAAAAAAGAAACTTGAGCATCTACATAACCTTTATTCACTCCATCAGTAGTATTAGTAGGAGTTGCGTCTAAAGTTAATTTACATGTAGAACTCACTTGCATCACTTGAGTATTATTGTCATAACTTGATATAGTTATACCATCACCTAAATACAGTATGGGTTGTGTTAAACTAGCGCTCATATATATAATTAAGTATATTAATAAATAAAGTATATTTTAATAAAATAAGTATTTTAATAAAAATAAAAATATCTAAATATTATTAAATAGTAAAATTATGATGTCTTTCAATAATTTATATGGTTCTACAACAAATAACTCAAACAATTCTTGTAATAAACCGTCAATAATTAATAATTATTACAATAATTATTATGAAGAGCAAACAAGAGTACTCATAAGAGTAGATACGAGTAGTAATTATTATCTGAATATTACACCAAACGATTTTAATAAAACATATGAACTTTTTGTGGTAAATTCTATAGGTATGTATTTACCGTTAATAGATAATAATTTCTTTATTGGTTTTACGGTAAAAATAGTAAACGCTACAGGTAATGTTCTAAATATATATTCACAAGGTAATCAATTAATATATAGTAATTTGTATCTTCCAAAACAAGGAAGTACAAATACGATCGAAAATCCTAATAGTTTATTCGTATTCTGTGCGATTAAAAGAGGCGATTTATTTTCCTGGATAATGGTATAAATGCCAATTCCAAAAGTAATAATACAAACAAGTTATTTTGAATTTCCTATTTATTATAAAAATTATTTATTAAAACATAATAGTGATTGGGATTATAAATATTTTAGTGATGAAGATATAGAAGATTACATAATAAATAATCCCATTGAAGAATTCAAAGAACCGTCAATAAATATATTTAGAAATTTTGAAAAAGGAGCACATAAAGCAGATTTTTTTAGATATTATTATTTGTACATAAATGGTGGAGTTTTTCTTGATTATGATACGATATTACAAACATCATTAACAAAAGTATTAGGTGATGTATCTTTTTTTTGTTGTAAATCATTTGTTGCAAATAACTCGATGTTTAATGGATTTATAGGTTGTGAACCAAAAAATAAAATAATATATGAAGCTTTAAAAAGTCTTTTTTTTCTTGAAAAAAAAATCTTAGAAATTGATTATTATTATGCTTGTAAAGATTTGTGTAAGATCATAAATAATTATCAAAATATAATGCAAAGTGTGTTAGTGAACGCTAATGATATTTTAAAGACTAAATGTAAAATATTTAATGAAAGAGCAGTCGTAATAAAGACCGATAACCAAAAAGAAATATTTTATGACCACTATGATTCTTTACCGTTTCTAGCAGACGGTAAAATGAACGAAAAATTAACATATACAGAAATATATGATGACGAAAAAAATTGTATATTAGAACATCATTTTAAAAATAAAATTTTATTTATGAAAGACATTTTTAACCTAACTATACCAAAAAAAACATTAAAAAATTTTAATGAAACTAAAATAGGTATATCATTAGATTTACCTCGTGAACTAAAGGATATGTTCTGTAATGGAATTAGACAAAATGTATTTTATTTAGGTGAGTTATTATTAAATATAGGATATGATACATATTTTTTAGTAAATAATAGTTATAATGAAAAAGTAATGGATGAATTACTATATGATAAGAGATTTAAATTTATAAAACATAAAAAAATATTAAAAGAAGATTTTGATATTGTTATATCTATAGGTTATGAGATAGAAAGAGAAATATTGGAATTATTGAAATACATGAAAACAAAAATAGTTTCATATAATTGTGGAAACGCATATATTATAGACTCTGAAACTATGTTATATAGTCAACATGAACAGAGAAAAAATCAGATTAATTATGTTACAAAAGGACAACATATTCCTTATGATATTATCTGGTCTATACCACAAATGACTAACACTAATCAATATTATTGGTCTACATTATTAAGAACAAAATGTATTGAAGTTCCATTTATATGGTCGCAAAAATCAATTGATATATGTAGTAAAGCAATAAATAAAAATAATGATGATTTATTATATGTAAATAGAGAAAAAAATAAAAAGATTGTAATATTTGAACCAAACATTAGTATAATGAAATGGTGTGGTCCATCCCTATTAGTTTGTGAAAATTGTTATCGGAATGATAAAGAAAAAATAAAACAAGTATTTATAAATAATATAAGTGATAAACCAAAAAATTCAGCAAATTTAAATAACTTTAATTTAGATGCTTTTACTATATTTGTTAATAATTTAGATTTATGTAAAGATGGTAAATTATCAATTGAAGGTAGATATCTTACTCTAGATTTTATGAATGTTTATGGTGATGTTGCAGTTTCGCATCAATGGGAAAATAATTTGAATTATTTATATTTTGATTTGGCTTGGATGGGTTGGCCAATTATTCATAACGCTTCATTATGTAAAGATGTAGGTTATTATTATGAACAATTTAATTATGAAGAAGGTGGTAATATATTATTAAATGCTATTTTAAATCATGACAATGACATCGACGGGTACATAAGAAAAAATAGAAAAGCGATTGACAAATATTTAACGACAAATAAAAATTTACAAAATAAATATATTGAGTTAATAAATGACTTATATAAATAGCGGATTAAATAATTATTAAATTTAAAATAATAAAATAATAAAATAATAAAATATTTATATGGATAATGTTAATAAAGAAACTGACATGACAAATATATTTAAGGATATTTACGATAAAAAATTAAATAATGATAAAAATGAATTTAATAATCCATATTTAAATGATTATGGAAGTGGTTTATATTTTAATAAAGAATATATTTTATTTTTGAAAGAATTTATTAAAGATAATAATACTAATGTAATTGTTGATTTAGGTTGTGGTGATTTTACTATAGGCATGGATGTATGTAAAGATTTAAATGTTATGTATAATGGTTTCGATGTATATAAAGATATAATAGATTATCATAATTCAATAACTAAAAAGTTATCGCTCTTTTGGTCGTTTCATTATTTAGATTTTTACAATGAAAAAGAAAAAATACCATTCGGTGATTTGTGTATCATCAAAGATGTATTCCAGCATTGGAATAATGATTGTACATATAAGTTTTTAGATTATTTGATAAAAAGTAAAAAATTTAAATATATATTAATATGTAATTGCTCTTATCAAGAAAGCGATAGAAATTTAAGCACAGGTTTATTTAGACCACTTAACAATAAATTTTATCCATTAAATCAGTTTAAACTAACCAAAATATTTAATTACGCTACTAAAGACGTTTATTTGTATAAAAGTGAATAATATGTTTATTTTATTTATTAAATTTGTCTTTTAATATATAAAATGAATAATATAGATGACATTGACTTAAATATAAATAATTATGACATTAATAGTTTAATTACTTTTTTCGATTTAAACGACAAAAAAATTGATGAAAGTATTTTAGAAGAAAAAAAATGTATTATTTATGATATCTTATTGAATGATAATAAATTAATATCTAAAAAAAAAATGAATTTATTCGATTTTATTAGTAAAGCTTATAATAAATTATTAATTTTCGTTAATGAGTCTAAAAATAATAATGAAAGTTTAATTAATAACAATACTATTACAGATAATATTGATTTAAGTAATTTATATTCAGATAAAAAAGTGAATAACGAGGATTATAATTATACTACATCTGATAACACAAATAAATTAAATAATCATCCTATCGTAAGAAAACCTTATACAAAATTTATTTATAGTGATGTTAATTCAGCGTTTGATGGTATAATAAATCCTTTAGAAAAAAGAATTACAACAAAAGTTCTTTGTTTAGATACAAGATTTCGTGAAAATTTTTGTAATACAAATTCCAATAATTTTACAATTCAATTATCGACACCATTAGAAAATGTTATAAGTATGAAACTTGTATCATTTGAAATTCCAAGATTGTGGTATTCTATCTCGCCTCAATTAAAAAATAATATATTTAAGATTTACCTATATAATATGGTCGATTATCCAGATAACGTACAAACTATTGTAATGCCAAATGGAAATTACAGTAATGTTTGGTTACTTCAATTGATTAATAATTATTTTACAAATGTAGGTAATGGATTAAATTATTTAAGATTTGGAATAAACATTACAACGGGTAAGGCAAGTTTTTATGTTAAAAGTGATCCAAATGTTGATACTATTTTACCGTATGACCCATCAAATGCACATTATTCCCCAGATTTTTATTACAAAATAGATTTTATTAATTGCGAAGGTTTTGGATTATATTTGGGTTATTTAAATAATATTTACATTGCAAATAAAAATATTTTTTATCTAGATAATTATACTTTAACGCCAGCAGTTACATATTATGGAATAATTACAGGTGAAAGTAGTTGCGGTTCTAATATAGATAATTATATTTTTATTGATGTAAATGATTTTAATAAAAATTTTAATACTGATACAATTATATCACAAAAAGATAATTCTTTTATTGGTAATAATATACTAGGCAAAATAGTATTAGGATTACCTGATACATTAATTTTAAATAATGCGTCAGATAATATTTTTAAAAAGCGTGAATATTATGGACCAGTAAAAATAAAAAAATTACAAATATCATTATTAAATAAATACGGATATCCGGTTGATTTACTAAATAACAATTATTCAATATCTTTAGAGTTTAATATACTATATTCTTAAATTAATAAATTCAGGATTTACACATTTAAAATTTTAAAAATACTAATTATAGTTTAATTACAGATACTTCTTTAGAATTATAATTATATAATTTTATGGGTTTATATTTTTTTAATGGAAAATATTTATAACTTAATGGTCTAAAATCACCGTTTTGAATATTTATGTTATCTTGTATTTGATAACAACAATTACATATTAGAATATATTTAAATTTTTTATTTTCAACTAAATAATCTAAAAAATTATAAATATTATCTAAAGACCAATGTTGGATAACATCTTTTAAAATACATAAATCTCCATTCATAATTTTTTCTTTGTTGTTACAAAAATCTAAATGTATAAAAAAATATTTCGGTAATAAGTGATTGTTTTAATTATATTCTATTACTTTTTTATATGTATCATAACCAGTGTATGATATATCTAGATCATCATATATTAATTTTCCACACCTAAAATCACCACATCCTAAATCAATAATAGTTTTTATATTATTATCGGTTATAAATTTTTTTAAAAAAGGAACATAACTATCTTTATTATAATTTATTTCACTCCCTCCTCCACTACTACCATTATAATTAATATTATTATTATCTCCCCAAAATTTATTTTCATATATATTTGTAAAAACTTCTTCCATATAATATTAATAATAAATTTAAATCTATTTATTTAACATAAAATTATCAAAAACTCCTAGATTTAAGTTAATTCACCTCTAAAATTAAGTCAACTATTTTTTTACTTCCACTTGATGACGGTTCTATTCCAAATGTAAAATCCTCAGGTTGAGTAACTATAGAACTTATTTTTAAAACAGTATAAATATT